GGCCATCACTCAGCCTCCGAGATGCGATCGACCTTCTTCTCGAGACGCTCGAATGCTTGCATTACCCGGGTCTCGAATTCTTTCATGCGATCGCCATGCACGTATTCAGTGGCGACCTTGATCGCGAAGGTGGCGTGCTTTTCGCGCACGTCGTCGACGGCTTGCCAAACTTCACGGATTGAAGTGTTGGAGCTACGACGAACGCCCTCGATATAGGCGAGAAGGGCAGCGACAAGCGGGATCGTGATGATCGTCAGGATGTCTTGAACGCTGCCCATTTACTCACACCAAAGTAATAAGGGCGAATCTATTTGGCAGGGTCACCTTCATTCAATGAAGTTTTTTGCATCACTTCGTCGAGTGTTGGCGGTTCGTACGTAACACCCTCTACGCGCGCAGTTACCAACACGCGCTTGAGAATTTCAGGCACACCCATAGTGATGAAGGCGCGGACGCTCTCGGTGTGACGTGTGTCTTTGAGGAAGGCTTCGACACGGGCAACAACCACGGCCAGATGGTGTAGGCCCTCGGCCATACTGAAGTAGGCGGTGCGGCAGTCCAGCTCCTCGTTCACAGCCTCCCCCAACTGGGGGATGGTTACCGCAAGGGCCAAGAGTTGCTCTTGCGAAAGCGTCGTCAGATCGATTTGGGTCATGCTGAACCACTCCTGAGAAAATGATTCAGCACTATTGTTGAATTATTTGGGCCAAGACAAATCCAGATCGATTCAACAATAGTGCTGAATCATTTTTGTAAGGAGATCGAAATGATGGGTGACAACGTAGCTGGTGCTCTCAAAGACTTTTGCGATCGCTTCGATCGCCTGCTTGAGACCAAGAAGGAACTGACCGAGAACCGTAAGTCGGTCGTTGCTGAAATGAAGAATCTCAATATGCCGGTCTCGGGCATCCAGAAGATCCGTGCCGAAAAGAAGAAAGAGAACGCTGAAGAGCAGCGCAAGGAGATGGAGTCTGCTGCGGTCCTGCTCGGTGTGACCGTCTATACTGCCGAGGCAACTCCGACAGATGACCCCTTCTCCGACCAGGATAAGAGTTGGGCGCAGGAGAAGGTCGAGGAGCTGGATGAGATCGACACCCAGATCAAGAGCGTCGGCGAAGACGTGAAGGAACTGCTCAAGGAAGCGAAGGCCGAGGGCTTCACATCGAAGCTGATCCCGCAGGTGTGCGAGATCCGTAAGGATCCGGACTCCTATAAGGAGAACTCTGTGCTGCTTAGCAGTTACCTGACGGCGGTTGGCGTTGCTGTTTAACCTCCGCGAGCCAGGGCGTTTCGGCTTCTATCAATCGATGCCAGACGCTTTTAACGACAAGGAGTGCGACCGCATCCTGGAGATCGGCGAGAAGTTGCAGGCCGAGCAGGCGAAGATCGAGGATCAAGATCAGGACCTGATGATGCGGAACAACACCATTCGGTGGATTCCGCTCGTCGCAGCAACCAAGGGGCTCTACGAGCGCCTTGGCCGGCTGGTTATCGGGGCCAACAATCAAATCTGGAACATGCGAGTCGATGGCATGGTGTCGGAGGTTCAGTTCACTGAGTACACCGACGAAGGCTCGCACTACGACTGGCACATGGACTACGGTCCTGGACAGTGCCAGACGCGGAAGCTTTCAATCTCGATCCAGCTATCGGACCCGAAAGACTACGAGGGTGGCAACCTGGAGTTCGCTTCAGCGCGAGTGGACCAGGAGCAGCTCCGCAAGCGAGGGGCGGCAATCATCTTCCCGTCCTTTATGTTGCACCGTGTGACGCCGATCATCAGCGGCAAACGGCGCAGCCTCGTGGCTTGGGTTGACGGGCCTACGTACGCTTAGAGCTTCATCAAGAAGTTCAGGAACAGGGTGGGCTGCATATTTTCATGTGCAGCCCCACTGCCTGCTGCCGTACCAGAAATGCCCAAACTTACACTTGATGAGCCGGACACCGCCATAGTTGTGACGGCACCATCAGACGAACCTTGAAGGCTATTTGCGCCACCTCCGTCGCCTTCGGTTTCCTGGACCGGAAGATTAATTCCGATACTGACCGTTCCTGATGCACTACCCGACACCGACATGCTCGCCTGTTCGGCGGCTGTCAACGTATGTGTTTCTTCACCCAGGATTTGACCAAGAGCCCGCGATGTGAGCCCGCTGCCAGCACCGGCCGATGCCAATGCACGGCCAAGGGCCTTCGGTATCGAAATTTGATGGTGGGTCGACCAGTCCGCTTCTGCTGAAGAACCTCGACCACCCGCAACCGGGCAGTAGGTATTCGAGATGTTGTTCCACAACAGTACAAACAGTGCATGACAGTCGGCGTTCGCCCGGGTCGTGGCGCTCGAACTCGCGTCACCAATGGTGCCGTCGTTCATCAGCACCCAGCCCGAAGGGGCCGAGGATTTCGCTGTGTGTTTAACGTCACCCGTATCGAACGAAGAGAAACTCCCACCGCCTCCGACCAGCTCCAGGTGGCTCGTCGTCGCGTTGATCCGGCCGCGCATCTCGGCGTTGGCCGGCAGGTCGCCGATCGCCAACGCCTGTCCGCCGTTCTTGGTGATCGTCAGGGCCGAGAAGCTGCCAATGGTGGCAGTCGGTGCTGTGGTGGCGTTCGAGGAATTAGGGTTCCGCCATGAAATCTCGAGCCCGTCAGAGAGAGCGGTGAACGCTGGAGAGTAAGTCATCGTCAGGGCATCGGCAGTGCCCCCGGCTATACACCACCGCGTGCCGGGCACGTCCTGCTGCCAGACGGCCCGTGTATCCGTGATGGCTGTGGCGTCGATTGATGAGACGCTGTTGCCGACCGCAACAGTGGCGATAAGGAGCTTGCCGGCGGTCATCGCGGGAGCCGAGGGCGACGTGCCTGCGGTGCCGGTAATCTTGTCGGCAACGCCTGTCGTGGGGTCGATCACGATCAAGTCGATGCGGGACTGACCGGTGGTGGTCGGAGCCGATGTTATGGTAACAGTCTGCTGGCTGTATTCCGTCCGGGCCTGCGTGCCGTCTGGCTTCACGGATGAGAAGAAGCCCGCTGCTACAACCACACTCATCGCGGCGGGGCTTGCGGCTGAAGGCTTGAACTTGTTGGCTTCACGGCCCGGATCGATCTCGACCCAGGACGAATTCTCGCAAAGGAAACGCTTAGAGCCAGTGGTCGCGCCCGGGTCCGGGACGAGGCCCGAGGAATGGCTTCCGCCTGCAGCGCCGAAAACCGGGATCGAAATGTCTTCGAGATGGACGACCGTCTTCGAATAGTCCCGCATCAGGACCCAATCGGCCGAGGGGTCGGTAGCGATCAGCTTGTAGTCGCCACCAGAATCGGTGGGCTGATCGGTACGGAAGCAGATCATACCAATGTAGAGGTCGCTCGTCGGGAAGCTGCTGCCGGCGCTGCAGGAGATGCACGTTTCATCGTTGCCCAACAACAGCGGAAGGCTGTCGTCGATATTGTCGCTGCTTGGGATAACGGAGAAGTCTTGCATCGATTAATACCCGTGAGCAATCCAGCCCACAGTCGCTGTGGCCGGGTCACCAGTAGACGTATGTTTTGCGGTAATTGTGAATGAAGTATTTGTCTTCGAAGTGATTTTCACGAGCACGTCATCATCAACCACCTCACTGCCAATTGCGACTTGGGGTGTCGTGATAAAGGTACGGGCGAAAGTAACCGTCAGCGTGCCAGTGCTGTCGATGACTGCCGTTCCCCGATCGATTACATCAGGCACATCGACCGCCAGCTTGAGGTTCTGTATGCGAGGCCGGTCAGGGCCGGCCGCAGTCAGAACCTCGCGGAACACTGCATTGTCGTACTGATAGTCGCCGTCGATGAACGCCTGGAACGGTCCATACCCAGCAGGACCCCCGTTCGTGAGCATGTTCAGGAACGTGGCGGTGTCGATGTCACCGACGCTGACGATCGCATCCGAGAGAACGTGTGTGACGGTCATCAGTAGAACCTCAGATCGGTGAAGGCGCCCACGGGGGTGAAGGCCCCGCTGTTCGAAACCACGGCCTCTTCCTTGGTGATACCGACCAGGATACGGCGGGTGGTCGAGGTCTGGACGATGGCGATCAGCACGGGGTCACCGGCTTCGAAAACCACTGTCGGTGAAGTGACACGATTGCTTGACGGGTCGATTAGGTAGAACTGTTTCGCCGTCCCATCGTACTTGAGGATCAGATCACCCGAGCTGCCGTGCAGCGTCAGGATCGTCAGGTCTACGGCTGGGTCACGCGGCCGGACCCAGACACTTAAATTAAACGACGAGGGGATCGTCATGGTGTAGGCGATCGTTGACGTCCCCGGGGTGATACTGAGACCCTGCCGGAAGCGGCCCGCTTCGTAGGCCGCACCGGTGCTGCTCGAAGCTGTCGTGCCATTGAGGCCGGTGAGTGCACCATTGAGGTCGAAACCCTCGATCACAGGTGGCGCCAAGGCTTTCTCGAACGACACCTGTCGCTTCACCACCACCGAGCCGATGTCACCGCCAAGGACCCATGGCCGATGGGCTCGAGGATCAGTCCAGGGGAACGTCATGTCGTCCCAGGTCAGACCGCTGCGGACAACAGCATCGAAATCAAACGTCAAGACATTACGAGCGTAGACCGTGCCGCCGAGAGAGATCGGATGAATGTACTCACCGCGTTGCTTGCCCGTAGAAAGGATCAGCGTTCCAGCATCCACCTCAGTGTCTATCTTAGTCCCAGCGTAGCCGCCGGTTTGCTCGTCCGAGGTGACGATGATGTTGTAGTCGTCGGTTGGTACCGTTTGGAATATGTAGGCCGCAGCCTGCTGGCTCTCGTTGCCCGAGTTGTCGACTGCTTTAATCCAAAAGGTGCGGGTTTTCTTGTAGTTCGACGGCACCTGGAAATGTGTCACGTACAACTGCTCAATGACCACGGTACTCGCGGACCAATCGTCACCTTCCCTAATTGTGTAGTGGTTGATGTTGGTCTCTGGATTTGGCGTCCAGTTTCCATTCAGCATGTTGAGATTACTGGTAACAACAAAGTCCTTGACAGCGGACGGGAACGGCAACGTGATCGTGACAGAGGTTGCGTTGGAGTAGACACGCGTACCGTTGACCGTGAAGAAGTCGGCGATCAAGAATGTGTAGGAGGCCGCTGCTGTCTTCGACTGAACATAATGGGTCGACTGAAGGTCGGTGACGACCAGCTCTGCAGACGCCCAGTTCGAGCCCCTACGAATTTCGTACCCCTCATTGTCGGGCGCAGTCGTAGCAGTCCAATTCCACTCAAGGCCAGCCGGCGACTGAGCGACGGTGAAGTCAGCAACAGGTGGGTTTGGTGTGACTGGATACGCAACGGTGTAGCGCCATACCGTAGTTGCATCGACGTCCTGCACGCCACCAAGGTAGTTGTGCGGTGTGACGGCAAAGTCGTAGTCCCCCTCGGGGTGGTTGACGATCGTGTTGCCGTTCAGGAGAGGCCACTTGAACCAGCCAGTTGTGCCGTGCGCCCGGCTGTAGACATCGAACTGGCCGTTGTAGAAGCGGTAGGTGTTTGGGTTGAACGTTGGATTGACATCGAGCCACAGCTGCTTCAGCGCCTTCACGTAGTGCGGGGCGAACTGAACGTCGTCTGGGCTTGGAATCCTGAGTGGATTTGGGACGAAGGAATACTGCGGAACCCCAGTGTCCGTGACGTTGTCCGCGTCGTTCCATTTATTACGATTGATCTCAATACAATTGATCTCGTAGACGTCAGGCACGCCATCGACGGCTTCGTTCGAGATGACGCGATAAGGTTTCGGTACGCCGAAACCCGACCCCTCCTGCTCGATCGAAAACTCCGCAAACTCCGGAAGATCATCTGGCAAAGCTTCGTCGACGCTGAACGTAAACTGAGAGCCCGACTCCGCACTAATGGTTCGGGTGATGATGCCTTCGCTGGGTGACCAGAACCGTACCGGATAGGTGACACCCACCTCGAAGTATATTGGTTCACGTAGCGTGATGATCTTCCGCGTGTCGTCGAGGCCCTTGATACGGCCCGTCATCGAGTAACCCATCAACGGATCACAGATCAGCGCCACGTCCCACTCACGCACATAGGCGCCAAGACGTGTCATGCGAAAGGTGACCATCTCCTTCTCAGTTAGGTTGGAGATGAGTTTGTACTTCGCTCGACGAATTGATTCATGAGCATTCGTGCATCCAACAGCCACGAAGTTGTCGGGGATGCTGCCGTTCAGATCAATGTCGGGTTGATCGAAGACACGACGATAGTCGGTGTTATAGATCAAGTCTGGGTTAGTAAACGCGACGCTGTAATCGTTGAAACGCTGAAGGCTGTCGGTATAACTATATTGGAAACCCGGATCGGCCAGCGTGTTTTCAGGTGTGATGAGGTGAACAGCAGCATCGTCTTTATCAACGATCAGGCGAGCGGTGCCATCGAGGTTGTCATAGAAGAGAGCATTGAAGGTGCCGGCGACGTAGCGGGCGAAGTCCTGACCGCTTTGTGGGTCAGTGATGTACATGTTGAAAGTGTAGCGGGGCTGCGTACCGCCCTGCCCGTCAGGCACCTGCCCGTCGCACCACTGCGCGGCGGCATAGACGTCGGCGGGATCAATCTGGATGGGGAAGTATGCGGACATGCCCCAGGTCCGGTTATTGACCAGCTCGTTCAGGAATAGTGCGGGATTGTTGGTCCAATCTTTCTTCCAGGTGCCGTCCCACACGCCGGTATATGTCCGAGCAATCGGGTCGTAGTTCGACGGCACATCCATGATGAGGCCGTCATAGATACCCGTGAAGTCTGGCAGCGACGAGAACTGATCTGAGGCAGTGCCGTAAAGTCTGATGCATGCGAGATTATCAAAGCTCAAGTTTTGAGCGACGATTTCCTGATAGCTCTCCCACTGCATATCCGTGAAGTTTGCGACACCATCACTCGCGGCGCTGAGCTTCGTAATACGAATATCCCAGGTATCATCGATCACCGGCACAGGGACACGGAGCTGCTTGACGTACGTCGATGTGGTTTTTCCATTTAGGTCGAAAACGTCGCTGACCACCTCGCTGGTGATGGTTGGAGCTTGTGCGTTCCAAATGGTGATGAACGCCGCCATCAGACCCTCAAAAAACCCGCCACCCGAGGGTGGTAGTTGTTGGGTCAACGTAGTGGTTACAGTGTTGAGCGCCTGGAAGGTTGTCCACTGGGCGGAACTTGTCGGCTTGTATTCGACCTTGAACTGAACATCGTTGTTGAAGATACCTTGATCGTTCTGCTTATAAAGTTGGCTGAACGCGAGGCGGATATCGATGTAGTTGATGCTGTGCTGAACGGTGGTACGTGTGACCGGCGTGTTCGTCGCAAGATTGACGCCAACCGAGTGGGAGCTGGCATTGCCTCCAAGCGCTAGTGGGATGACGTCAGCCGATGCACCTTGTGCCTTGTATTCTGTCAGCGAGAAGTTGGGAAAGTTGAAGCTACCATCGGAGTTGGCCAGTGTCGTATCACCAACTCGAAAGCTCGCTGCAGCGGGAATACCACCATCGGTGACAAGACCTTTAATGGGGCCTTCGGAAATCCCGAGGACAACCTCAATCGTATCTTGAGACCGGAGATTGTCAGGTGTGCGCGTTGGAGCTGGCGGGGGTGCGGGTGCGCTGCCCTTTGCGAAAATAAGGGGTCTCATACTGCAACGTCCATTGCTTGAATGTCGAAGGAGAGATACTGACCAGCCCCAAGGTAGCGCCCGACGAGGATGGAAATACGTGTCCCGATCGCCACGGTGTTCTTGGGGGCACCGAGATACTTCGAGGCAGCAGGGTCACCCGTTGCGTTGGAGCCGCTCGAAGTCACAGCACTTGGTGCCGGGCTGATGAGCTGCATCAGCCCACCAAGGGCAATGCTGACGCCGATACCGAGAACGATGGATGCAATCGTCGGACCCCCGGCCCAGACCGCGGCGTTCAGACCCGGGATGAAGGAAGCGGCGATAAAGACGATGCCAATACCGATCGCAATCAGCGGAGACTTGCCGCTAACATCGAAGTCGGGGACGACATGCAACTCGGTCTTCTCTGTGGGGCTTGAGAGAGCCCCAATGTCTTCAAAGCCCGCAACCTTGACACGCCAGGGTAGGTTTCCTGGCGTCGGCGCAAACTGTTTCGCTTGGGTGAAGTAGGTCTTAAGCGCCTCTAAGGGCGTCTTTGCTTCGATTTCGACAGGGTCACGTTGCAGATTACGAAGTGCACCGTGGAGGATGATCTTCAGCCTCATGGACGACCTTGCCTTTGACGACGATGTACGAAGAGACGCCGTCAGAACCAACAATGTAGTGCTTCAAATCCGGCCAGTTCGAGAACGCCTGATAGTCATCGCCCGACAACTGAGAGGTGGCTCCCGGATGGGAGTGCCACGACGCAAGTAATCGGTCTTCGTTCTCGACCAAAAATGCTGGATCTACACTTGCCGTAAGATACGGAGTACTTGAGATATTCTCAACCTCTATTATCGAACCGTCGATCAGGATGAACCCAACCCGTTCTACACCTTCCAGAGTGTAGTATTCAAGAAGCTCGGCGTGACGCATGATAATCCAGCACTCGTTTCACTCGGGGGTCGCCAAGGAGATCGAACGGCTCGGCTACAGGCTCCATGCTCGTGACCTTGGTGTGGCGCAGATAGTTGGTGACGCGGCCTTGCCACTTGATATCGAGCATGTCGACTGACGAGAGCCGTCCATAGACGTGGTGTAGAATTTTGCCCTCACCCAGGTAGATCGCCGCGTGGTTCGGCTCGGTCGAGATGAGGCACATGAGCATCCCATCGGCCGGTCGCAACTGCTTCACGTTCTTCGTCATCAGAACTTCGAACCCTTCGGGAGAGATCGCGTCCCGGTACAGGCTCATGCCCTTCCGCCACCAGTCGTCGGGGCGGGCATAGTTCGTCAGCTCGATGTCAAAGTTATCCTTGTAGAAGTCGCGAACCAGCGAGAAGCAGTCCTGCGTACCATGGATGAAGGTCTTACCCACAAGATGATCGTAACGGAGCTTCTTCATTGGAGGCTCACGAACGGAAACTGAGGCGGAATATATTGCCGCTTCGGTAGGATGAAGTTCACACCATCAGTGATCGCCCGAAGCTCGAACGAGATTCCCTTGTTCGCCACCAAGGCTACGACGCGTCCGATCGTCCACTGCATGCGGCGATAAATTCCGACGTCCGCGTCGACGTGCTCCTTCAACACTTCAATCTTGAAGACCTGGGCACGGTCCATTTCGCCATCACGAATAAGAGGACCAAACACGCCGCCTGGGTTCACGACCTGAAGCTGGGGACGCGACGCCTGACCATCAGCCCGGCGGGAGTAGCCGGTCATCTGGATGGTCGTGCCCTCGTAAAGATGCCCCTGCCAAGTCACGTCGTTGTTGTTCTTCATGTATATCCGGCCACCGCTGCGCGTCCAAATCTCGAACAGGATAATGAGGCCCTGAGCTTCGAGCTTGTGCGCGTCAGTTACTTGTTCAATCGGATCGGTCATGACTTAGGGCTGCTCGATCGGGACCAGGTCGAATTCAGGAATCACACCGCCCCCACCGGCTATAGGATCGGGGAACTGCAGAGGACTTTTGAATTTAACGTTAATGTTGCCGAAGTACGGATGTGGATAGACGAACGTCGCGTAGAGCTGGTGAGCTTTGTAGAAGTCGTCGAGCACACCTGCGTTGTTGATCGCTGCGTTCGTCGTCTTGTCCGGCGTACCGTCGTTATTTACGTACCATTTAAAGCCAGGGAGCTTCAAGGTGAACGTGCGCTGCGGTGGCGCATCAGGTTGAGAGGCCCAAACATAACCACCGCCGAACCCGATTTGGTTTGAGTTCTGTGGATATGTATGGCTAACGCGGTGATATGAGAAGTCGAAGGTATCCATCTCAACCACCGTTCGCAATCTGCTTGACCAGTCTCTTCGTCACGCCGCCCTGAGCTAGGTCCGTAGCAACATGGGCAACAATATCTCGGGGGCTCGGAGGCGGAACTTGGTCAGGCGAGACGACATAAACATTCACAAGCTGCTGCTGTGGGGGCTGCTGGTTCATGTTTGCTGGTGTATTGGTAGGCCGTCTCGGTCCTGCGATGCTGTTGAGCCTGTTCATGTAATCCATACCAACGGCATCTACCGCAGATTTCTGGACCATGTACTCGCCGGGCATGCCAAGGATGTTTACGCTGTCCCGGGTGGGGACGCCGCCACCACCAGCCATGCGGATGGGACCGCCACTGCGATACCCAGCATTACCGAGGCCAAGAGCGCCAAATCCATCGACGCCCGCACCCGCCCCTGTGCCCGTCAATGAGCTACCACCCAATCCCAACAAGCCCAACAAACCAGTACCACCTGAGCCAGCAGCTCCCATGATCTGCTTCGCAAGGTTGTCGCTCTCGATCTTCAGCATCGATTGTAGGATGCTCGTTGCCAGTGCTTGGAACGACTGGCCGACAGTCTTGTTGCCGCTGACCATATCGGTGATGAACGTCGACATGCCGTTCTGGATGCTCGAGAACATACCCTTGAAGCTGTCGATCGTCGACTTGTTCATCGCGTCAACGGTCAGGTTGGCGTCGGCATACTGCTTCCACGACTGTTGAAAGCCGTCGATGATGCTCAGGGGTTGGACCTGGGTCTCGTATTGCGCAGTGATAATGTCACCGATGTCCTTTTGTTTCTGCTTCAGGTCGGTGATCTGCTTCTCAAGGTTCGCAACCTGTTGAAGGTAGTCGTCCCGTTGGGTTTTATCTGTTCCCTGCTTTGATTGAAGACCCTTGACCGCATTAGGTGTCAGACCCAACTGATCCTTCGTGTCGATCTGTTTCTGCAGATCGTCCATTTGTTTTTGATATGTGTCAGCTGATGCCTTCGAAGCGTCAATCTTCGCCTGTGTCTCAAGAACTTCAGCTTGGTACTCAGCAAGTTGCTGGCGTGCAGCCTGTTCTTTCAGGGTATCTAGCTTCTCCTGTTCCTGCTGCCGCTGCACATCCGAATATCGGTTCTTGTTGGCCGACGTATTCATGCTTGCGATCAGCGCCTGCTGCTGCTTCACGGGCTGCTGAATGTTGTCGTTGGCAATCTTGAAACTCTCGGTCATCGCCTTAATGCCAGCTGTGAACTTCTTGAACTGGCCGGGCAGATCGCTACCAAGCTTGTCGGCAGCTTCCTTCGTGGACTGGTTGAGATCATCCATGAAGGCTTTGGCACGATCGATATTCTGGGACTGCTTCTCCTTCAGGGCATTAATGTCCTCTTGATCACCGATGGTACTTGAATCACCCTGAGGCTGAAGGGAAGTGCGCTTCTGCTTTACGGAATTCTCTTGCACCGTAAGGGATTGTAATTTGGTATAAGCAGTGTCCAAGCCACCAGGAATTGCTTCGAGGGTGGAGTATGACGATTTATTATTGAGCTGGCTGTTCAAACGATCAATCGTCGCCTGGACAACTTTCTTCTCTCCCTCTAATTTTATCTGGTTAAGTTTATTAACATCGAGACCCGCCGTGATGCCACGTTGTTTTAGGTCAGCCAGGGCCTTGTCAACGTCACCAATGACGCCAGCCTGCTTCAGATCATTCAACGTGTTGGTATCAACATAAGACAGGACTGCGGCATATTGGTTCGTCGCGTCTTGGTAGAGCTTCTCTAGGTTGGCTGCATGCTGGCGTTTAGCAGCCTCATTCGCGTTACCCCCGGCGCCCGTATAAGCACTTTCATAGCCAGAAAGTGCCTTGGACGTATCATCCTTGAGTGACTCCAACCCTAAGCCCACGGACGATGCCGCAGCGTGATCCGCATTACCCTGACCGGTCGTTAGAGAGAGCTTTCCTTCAAGACCTGTCTTTTGGTTGACGATCGTCGCTGCATCATTCAGGGCTTTGATGGTGGCTGAAATTTCACTCCGGGCCTCGGTAGACGCGTCCCCCAGCGAGGCCCGGAGTTTTTCCTGAAGATCGGTAAGCTCTTTGGATTTTGCCGCCACCTGGGCGTTAAAGGCACTGATCTCTGGGTCCGTCTGAGGCGCTGGGCCTGTGAACAAGTCAGCAGTGCCTTGGATAGCCTTCGTCGCCGGATCATTGCCAAGGCCATGCGCCTGAAGATCATTGATCGTACCAAACACCCCCGCTTGTCCAAGAAAGTGGTTCGCCCCGTTCGAGCCAAATAGTGTGTTCGTCTTTCGCTGAGAAAGGTCGATCTGGTCCTTCAATATCGACTGCTGTTGTGAGTTGGCAACCGCCATCTCGTCGAGTTGTGCCTTACGAAGATTCCCCATCTTCGTGATAAGTTCGTCAATGCTGGTACTATTTGCATCGACGTAGAAGCCCATGTTTTTAAACTGAGTGTTGAGCGCCTCAATAACATTGGCTAGTTCGTCGCTGTGGTTCGCCAATCGGTCATGGCGGTTAGTGAGGTTATCAATCTCCGTGCCGATTGAGGTGATGCCTTGTTGATAGTCATGAACACGCCCAGCAGTCTCATCAAACGACGTCTGGAGCTTGTCCATCTGGGCATCGAGCTTGCCAGTCGAGTTGCCAAAAACTTCCCAAACTGTGATGGCTGCAGTAACCGCCGCAGTGAGACCGAGCAGGATGAGGTTAGACTTACCCAGGACAGAAAGAGCAACCCCAAACACTTCAGTCGCAGTAGTCGCAACAGCAAAACCTTCGACCAACAATTGCATGCCAGCCCACAAATTCTTTACACCCAGCAGGCCAGCGGCCAGCCCAGTAACCCACTTCGTAACCATGATGGTAGCCGCACCCGCAAGGGCCGTCGCGGCCACTCCCAACACACCACTGATACCCTGAAGACCGCTAACGAAATCTGCAAAGACACTCAACGTGTCCTTAAGCGCCGTGAGTAGAGGACCACTCATCGATACCGCAAGAGCCCCAGCAGCCGACGTCACCCGCTTGGCCTGGGACGCTACACTGTCCATCTGAATTGCTTGAGCTTTTGCAGCATCACCGGAGGTCTCAAGAACATGCTGGAAGTTGCTCAGGTTACCGGCTTGATTGATGAAGGCTGCAACAGCACCTCCGCCCCTCACCCCAAAATCCTGAAACGCGTCTGCGACGCTAAACCCGGCATCCGAAAGATTGCGTAGTGAGCCGAACAAACCTTGAGAGTGAATGTCAACATCGGATAGTGTGAGCCCAAGTGCGTCCAATGTAGTTTTGAACTTCTGGCTCGGATTGATAAGGGCCTCAATGATCTGACGAAGACCCGTGCCGAGAGTTGAGCCGCTTTTTATACCTGCGTTACTGGCAACGGACAGAGCCGTTGCTACTTCGTTGAATGAAACCCCTGCATCTGCAGCAGTGTTACCAACATACGTAAGAGCCGTCGACAGCTTGTCGGCATCGAGTTTGGACTCGTTCAACGCTGCAGAAACGACATTACTAAACGATCCCATCTCTTGGACGCGGAGGTTCCAAACGTTCATAGCCGTCGTACTTAGGTCCACCGCCGTTTTTAATGTCGTCCCTGTAGCAGTAGCGAGCTTGACGACGTCAGCGATCGACGCTTCGATGTCCTGTGATGAGAGACCCGCTTGTCCCATGATAGTCGCGGCACTTGCGATCTCAGTGGCACTAAATTTGCTATTATTACTCACCTCAACGAACCGCTGAGAAAGACCTGCGACCTCAGAATCCGTGGCTCCCACGATTGCTTGGAGTTGTTTCAGTGCTGACTGATAACCGACAACGAAGTCGAAGGAATTTTTCAGTGTCGAGAATGCAGCACCCATCAAGGCGTAGTTCGCAAGGATGGTACCCTGTACCTTCACAAAATCAGCGCCACCATTCAGTCCGAACTTTGCCAAAGTCTGCTGATTCGATTGCTGCGCACGTTGCTGTTGAGCTTGGGGGCTCTGGCCAAGTGGTTGGCTCGGGCCGGCGACCTGCGGTGTCAGTCGATAGGCAGCAATACCTTCTTTCTGAACCTTCAGATCGAACTCACGAGCAGCCGTAACTTTCGCAAGCTGGGCTTCAAGGGCTTTGAGCTGCGCGGTTTCAGCAGCGGCAGGCTCAGCACCAGTGATCTTTGCAGAGTTGATCGCTCGGTTCTGTGCCTCGATACGTTGCTTGAGGGAGTTCGGGTCCTGGTCCAGCCCGATCGGAAGCGAGCCGCTCTTCTGGAACGCCTGGACCTGCCGCTCTTTGATCGCCTTCGCCATATCGGCGAACATCTTGGTCTGAGCATTGGTGATCGTGCTGATCGTGTTGACAGCCTGAGCCTGTAGCTCCTTCAGCGTGCCCTTGACGGCGCTGATCTTCAGTTGGGCTTCCGAGAAGTTGCCGGCTAATGCCTGATTGATCTGACCAAGGGCTTTGAGACCCTTGCTGTCAGTAATGTTCCGAAGAGCACTTCCGAGATCAGTGACCTCCTTGCCTACCCGCTTCAGTGAGGTCTGGGCCTTGTCACCGGCGGTGACGATCTCAGCGATTTGCCTCGCAGTTTTACTGGCGCTGTCGTCTACAGCCGCTGCGTCGAGTGAGATCTGGATTTCATTGTCAGCCACCGGCCAGCACCCTCTTCAGCATCCACGAAGCGTCCTTCAAGTTTTTAGGCTCTAAGACGGTGTGGTTTTCAGACGACGTCGGAGTTGAACTTGGTTTATCGTCGCTTGATCCAAACACAGCAGACACGATCTCTGCCATGATTTGATAAGATGCATTTAGATGCACCTGCTCGTGACTGCTTCGCAGCCGTATCTTTGATTTTATGTCCCGGTGACTCTTCGTGAAGAAGAGCACCGGGAGATAACTCGGGCTTACGTCAAAAGCCCAACAGACCAAGTCTTCGAAGGTCAGCTCGGAGAGCCAGCTGGAGAAAGCGTCGAGTTTAACTTCTTTGCCCGATCCGCGTTTTTCTCGAGGAGTTTTTTCTGCGTCTCCATCGCTGACAGAAAAAAATCCAGGGCACTCTCAGCAGCCCACTCCAGGACCTTGTTCACGTCCTCGATGCTGACACGATCGGCATCCGGGTCGAACTTCGTTTCCGGAACAACCTTGCCCTTGTCGTTCCGGGGCGACAGCAGCGCCTCAAGGACCGCTTGGCGCAGTAGGGGGTTGATGGCTACCAAGCCCACATTCTCGACATTGTTGTCGATGGCCCCCGCAATGGCGTTGAGGATGCCGAACGACATGAATAGTTCCCGGTCCTCACCGTTCACTTGAACGGTAACGGTATCAACCATGGCTTCACCTTGCCTCTAAATGAATAAGGCCGCATTTTACTGCGGCCTTTTGAGTGTTCGCAAGGAGTTTTACTTCACTTGACTTGATAGCAACGGCCGTCCGGGTAACACCGGGTGACGTGCCGTGCATTGGCGCTATCGATCGACTCCATCAGGTCATCGCTTTCCTTCTTGAACTTCTGCCACTCCTGTTCACCACAAACTGTATTTGCGTCAGCAGCCTTCTTCCAGATCTTGAACTGGCAATCGCCGCCACAGGACTTGGTCGCCTTTCCGATGGGGGGAAGAGGTGGACAATTGACTTGGGCAAAAGCAATTGGTGTTGTCAGTATTAGGCAACCGATGGTTGCGGCAAAGATGGGGTATCGGGACATGAAAGGTCCTCCTGTTGGAACCGTTCTAGCGCTTCTCGCCGGTCAATTTCTATCTGAATATTGGCCCACCGGGTGGTTTGGGCTTCGAGCTGGGCCAGCAGTTCGGGGCTGACACGATTACCTTTGGCAATATTGTCGGAGGCCGGGAGGATAACGAGGTTCTCGTAGGTATGAAGACCACATACATTCTTCCCTTGAAGTGGAAGGACGTGATCAACGTCGTATCGAACCCCCTCTCGCCGGGAGCGGCGAGCGGCTAAGTCGTAAATCCAAGTGATGCGTTCTAGGTCAGCCCAGGGTGGTGTGGCCTTCAGTTTTTGGGCTTTGCGGGCCGCTACCAAGGAATTAATATAGCCCTTATTTTTCTTGGCCCATTGTTTTTGTCGTTCAATAATTATGGCATTCTTCTCGGGGTTGCGGCGTTTCAGCATGCTCCTTAGACGATCCGTCTCCCGGCTTGCCTCTATGTTCAACCAATGGTGCTTACGCTGTAACTCACAGTTACAAATTGTACACCCGCCTGAACTCACAAGTCGCTTAGCTACGTGGCCGCGTTTGCACGGTTTCCCGGTGAAGAAAACAGATTCACCTCTTTTTTTAGCCTCTTCACATAGGCGTCGAGACCGTAATCGGGCACCAGCGCGGTCAGTGGACAAACCTCTCCTAGCTTGGTCACACATAATACATCCGGCAACAGATACGAGCCGATTAGTAACATGCCCATACTTACACGGCTTCCCCGTGAAGTAATACTTCTCCCCCGCCGCTTTTGCTTCAGCTCGTGTCGCGTACATGCTCAAGCCAGTACGCCCGCCGAATCCTGATCTCAAGTCTTTTCTGATTCAACAGTACTGGACAATAAAAAGCACCGGAGCCGAAGCTCCGGTGCATCCAGGTCAAGGGACGTCAGACTAACCGTTACGTACGTGCATAGAGTTTAGCGACGCCTTGCCCAGCGAACTCGGCATAATTCGCGTCCACCGACGTGAGTTCGTACGGCTCGAACTCGAACGGAAGATTGCCGAACTGGTTGGTCTGGAAGGCCAGCGTGAAGCCCTTCGAGATGCGGAGCTTCGGCATCAGGATGACGCACGGCTCGTTGTTCTGCGGCAGGATGCCAACCACTTTTGCCGCCAAGAACGGCTGATCCGTCTTCGCACCGACGGCCACCGTGTTGACTGGCGAGACGAGTGAACCCGAGTGGAACGTCACACCGTCCGGGAACGGCTTGTCCAGGACCAGCGTGAGCGCGGTACTGGCGTAGGTCGCCGACACGGTCTTGGCGATGTGCACCTGATCAGTACCACCAAGTTCCTGAACCATCACAGCGCCGCCAACCGGGAAGTCGGCGTGGATGTCGCTCACACTGGCAATCACAACAGTGGCGATCGTACCGTCACCAACCACGTCTGCATTGGAGACGTGGGTGAGGCTGATCGTCTCCAGGGCCGAGCCGTCCAGGCCGAGGCCGTAAGAGAGGTTCTTGGCCGTGTACTCGTACACTTCCATGCTCGCGGTGACCTTGTTGTCGGTCAGCACGGAATAGACGAGCTGGTTCTTCGTGCCCTGCGTAAGTTCCGTATAGGTCGGAGCCGCAGTGATCGAAAAGTTTTTCACCAAGCCGATGGAATGGGTCGACGGTTCCATATCCCAAAGGTCCGCGACCGGGCCAATCATGACCGTCGCGGAGCCCAAGAGAAACGTAGAGGTTTTAGCTTCACCGGCCATGGATTTACTCCCAGGAGAAAGAACAGAAATTCTCCTTGTATGTAATCCAAGCATTTATTACTGTGCTATGAGTTATTTGTATTTAGGAAACTTCAAAATGAGTATCCCGATGACTGTCAAGACAGTTCGTCTACCAGATTCGCTCGTCCAGCAGGTCGAGCAGATGGCCCTCGTCACCCGCCGCTCATTTACGAAGATGGTCGAGATCCTGCTTCAGAATTCGATCGACCGGACCATCGAGACAGACCTGGAGCTGCTGCGGAATATGCAGACCCTTAGCCCGTCTGCGACGTCTGCGACGTCTGCGACGTCTGAAAACTGACCATCACGAAGCTCAAGCTTCGTGTATCCGTCTTGAGTAACGGCATTACCGACGTTCCATTCGTCGAGATCAACCAGCCTGACACCGCGCCCGTATCCGGGTCGATCAGCGGGAGCTTGCTCTCGGGCTTCAGCTTCTGCTCAAGGTAGTCGAGCATTGCATCGTGCCGGAAGAGATTCGGATCTTCCCAGGCCGACACCCCAATCGAAACACCCACCGTGTAGAACTTGCCCTCGTTGACGTGGTGTAGGTTGGCATGCCCGACCAGATCAGTGGTCGGCAGCTTGTCGATCTGCGAGTGGGCATCGAAGTTGATGTAGTCGCACTCATCGGTCAGCCCAGCCTCCCGCATCGCCTGGATCGAGGCCTGACAGAATTTGATGATGCTGGTCTTGAACAGAAGATGAGCGGCCATGATTACACTCCGAATTCGTTGCCCAGACCATTGGTCTGAACTCGCTGACGTGTTGCGTTGATTTTGTACCCTTGACGCGCCAGCTCTTCGGTGATCGCCGCCGGAATATAGTTCCGGAGGAAAAGAACCAGGGCCGGTCCCAGGAGCGCTCGATAGTAGCTGCGCTTGCCTTGCAGCTTTCGCCGTTCCTCATCGCTCAATAACCGGGTGATCGCATCCTCAAGATCGGTTGTATTCCCTACACTAGTTCCCAATCGGGGCATAAGCTTCAGCTTGAAGACGTTCGTCGGCGTCTTGATCCCCTGGTAGAGCGTTCGGTCGAGCGTTGGTGCGATCGCTTGAAGTTCCGTTTGTCCTAGAAGCTTGATGCCACTGCGGGCGTAGAACTGACGACGCAGTTTGCCGGTGTTGACCCAGAAGCCCGAGCCACGTTTCATCGCGGCATATCGGGGTTCCAAATCCTTCCAGATCACACCAAACTCGGCCAGTTCACCGGGACCGTCGTTTCCCATGAAGGTATGGCCGATCCAATTGAAGAATTTGTCGACCAGGGTGTCCGCTACCGAGGCGGCAACCTTCTGGGCATCGGCAATGAACTTCTGGACATCTGGATTGATAATGCGTTGGACGAATTCCAGGCTTTGGGTAGTGACGGATTGTCCCTTGGGGTCAATGGCGGTCCACGACCACGCGGTGTCGGGTGATAAGCCCAGGACGTTGGCCCTACCCTGTGCAGCCTGGACACGCTTCTCAGCCTTGCGAAAGGTAACTCTCATCACTCGAGATCCGCAAAAGTCACCCCGAGCTGCTTGAACACGGACACGACACGCTTGTCACCGTCAATGATGTCCTTGATCTGCAGGTCCTGGTTCGAGATCAACCGATATGTGGCGTTGCGGACGCCGATCGCCTCTTCCTTGATGGTGACCGGCTTTTCCAACGAGCAGCGAATGTTACCCTTCGAGACCTTCGTCAGACCTTTCTCGAGCCCTGTCACCATGTCAGTGACGGAAGCCGGTCGCTCCCAACTGACTTGCTGTGGGACGTCAAACAGTCGGAGGCTACGCACCGCCATGCGGGGTGTCTCTTCTCCATCATTGTCGGCCGTCAGATAGTAGCGGCCGGTCTGGGTCACGAAGATCTTGCCGGGCACGATGGCGCAGTTCAGGCCAACGCGCAGCACCATCCGGGGTAAGTCGAAATTATCCGGTGGTGTACTGCGTGTTAGTTTGAGGATCTCACCGTAGAACGTCTCACCGGTGTCAGTCCGATACCGGGTCGTGTGTGATCGGGCGACGTCGTTGATATTCACGTTAAGCACCCGTGACAGGATCGGTCGGCGTCGATAGCGTCACAACAAATTGCTCAAGCGCGACGAAGTTCGGGTCGATACTGGTCACGGCCAGCTCGTAGGAATCAGTGATGCTTTTGGCGAGCGCATCGAGATCGATCTTGGCCAGCCGCTCGAACGTCAGCGTGTCGTCGCCGCTCGATTGAGCAGCCCGCAGCATGAGCATCGGCACGGTGACCAGGGCGGCGTATAGAACCACTGCCTGATTGGCCACATCACTCAGCCGTGTTCCGGAGGCCAGAGCCGTTGCCATAAGATCGGAGCCAACACGGTCCCGCACAACGAGATAGGCCGAGTACAGGTCGACGTCGTCGTCCGACAGCTCGTGATCCAGGACGCCGAGAGACGAGCGTACAGCCACTACGTCCCCGGTGAGGGGGATGAATGGCCGCACACGGTAACTCTGCTGCACACGTTGGGTATTGCCATTGAAGACGAATTTGACGTCGACGAAGCGTTGCTCGAAGTCCAAGCCATCGGCCACGGTGTTGTAACCGGCATCAATGCCAATAACTGCCTGAGTGCCCAACGGAGAGACAGCCTGATCGGCGACGATCACGGCTCCGCTGTTTCCACGCAGCGTGTAAGTCGCGGTCGACGGCGTCACGAACTCGCCGTCGACCTTGAACTCAAACAACAAAGAGGATGCGTCGCCGGCGTAGATGTCCATCCTGGATTAACCCCCGAAAGTTTCATCCGGGACGAAAGGCTTGTCCTTCTTGCGGGTCAGCTTGTCGACGATTTCGAACTTCGACTTGAAGCTCTCGACGGCCAGCTCCATGTCGCCTTTTGCTTCGGCGATATATTTCTGCAGCTCGACGTCGGTCGCTTCCGGCTTCAGTTTCGCGAGGACACGCAACTGAGAGATCGCGATTCGGACGTGGGTGAAACCAGACTGGGTGACGACTGTCGGGCGATGTGCCTCGATGTCGCAGCCCGTCGTACCATCCATCAGCATGAAGTCGCCAGTGGTTTCGACGAGAATCTTATCGGCCATTACTACTTCTCCTTAAAGAAAAACCCCACCCACCGCGATGTGGATGGGGTTTCTCCGATGTCCGAACGCCCAGTGTTAGGCGTTGTAGTTGAAGATCGAGCGGGTATCGCCGTAGACGAGGCGATAGCCGGTGTTCTCGGTCTTGGTGTAGACGATCGTCTGGTTGCGGATCGAACGCTCGTTCTCGCTGATCTGCGAGCCGTTTTCGGTCAACTCTTCCAGGGTCTCTGCCTTGGTGATACCGATCAACTTGCTGGCGGGAGCCTGCGAAGAGACCGCGAACGTCGGGAACGGGATCGTCAGATTGCCGACCTGCTTCGCCACCGCTTGCAGGTTCGCAGCCGCCGTGGTGCCCGCCGCGTTCGTGGTCGTCACCGAGAAGAGCATGCCCCACTGGAAGGCCGCATCCCAGTTACCAACCACCGTGTCGACGGCCACACCCGCCTTCGCACGCTGAACCAGCCAGTACAGGAGATTCTGCCACGAGAGGGTGCCGGCGACCGCAGTGATACCGGTCGCCGAGTTGTAGCTCGACTGGTTGATGACAGTCGCACCCGCGTTGATGCCGTCGCCGTTGACCAGAAGGTTGGTCGCGTGAGCAACCTTCGAGATCTCCATCTGACGGGCAATGCGGGCCGCATACGGGGTCAGCATGTCGAGCGAGGCACGACGGCTGAATTCGTACGTGGTACGGATCGCCGAACCGTGCTTGTACATCTTCACGGCGTGTTCCGTTGCACGGATCGACTGCACCGGAATGTTGGCACCTTCCGCCACCGTGAAGGTGTCGCGCTCGCCACTGTCGTCGGTGACGACAGTCGAGATCAGCTCGTTGCCCGACATCGGACGGCTGTTGCCGACCAGGGCTTCGATCTTCTCGAACTGGTCCTGACGGTTCGCCCAGCGAAGGATCTCATCGATCACCGGCGGGAAAATCGCCCGGGTACCCGGGAACGTCTGGAACGTCTCGGACGCCGCCTGCAGCACCACACCGTTCGCGAAGTCGTTGCGAACCGGGAGGTTCAGCTCGGAGAGGGCCATTTCGAAGCCACTGAGATCGCCCTCGCCTTTGATCGAGAGCTTGAGGAAGTCCGGGAGGCTGACACCGTACTGCGCCGCATCGCGGCACAGCTTGACGCCGGCATCCATGGACTCGTTCGGCGATGCACTGAGGAGGCCCTTGAGAACCTCACCGGCGGCACGCTTTTTGATATCGGTGAGAGGAAGGAAATTCATAATTCAGGTACCTCCGGTTAACGCATCATCACGACAGGATCGCCGCTCGCGAGAACTTCGAGGACGATGTTCTGGTTCGGGTCGGGAGCAGACGCCGCAGGCGAGCCACTCTTGAGAACTTTCACTTGGCCACTGCCACCGCCAACGGCGGTGTCGCCGACTTCGAAGACTTCACCGCTCAGATGCGGAAGCGACCGAATGAACTCAGTCACGACAGCGACGACAGTGACGCCTTCAACCGCTCGTACTTCGATCGTGTCGATGTAGCCGAAGAGCCGATCGTTGGCCGCTGCGAGCTTGACGGTGTTGGCTGCAGAGGTGTCGAGCGACACCGCTTTGCCTTCATCCGTGCCGGCCACGACAGTGCTGGAGCAGAGGAACGTGTAGATGGAATCTTCTTCCACCATGCCGTTGAGCGAAACCTTACCGATTGCCATAGTTCAATTCTCCTTTAGTCGCGGGTCTTGAAGGCCGCGCGAGAAGGCTTCGCGTCGGCGTCGGTTTTCGTGGTAGTCGGCGTTACGCCGCCAACCGGGATAAGGCTGGCGAGCTTCGCTTGCGCCTCAACGATCGACTTGCTCAGGTCCTCGACAGACATCTCGGCGATCTTCGACACGTCACCACCGGTGGCGTTCGCGATCTTGGTCGCCTGATCACGGAGGAACGTGAGGGCCGCTTCGGTCTGCTTGACGCTCGCGTCAAGTTTCACTTGAACTTCGGCCGCGTCTTTTGGGAAAGCCGCAACCTTCGCCGTCAGCTCGGTGACCTGCGCGGTGAGCGCAGTGACCTGACCGCTCAGCTCGGTGATCTTCACATCCTTCACCGCGCCTGCCGACTTCGCATCGGTGAGCTGAGTGATCAGCTCCATATTCACATCAGCCATTACTTGTTTCTCCTGGGAAGACGCCGCTAAGGCACGAGGGTCGGACGACAACTTCAACTTGGTGTCGAAGATGATGGCGTTTAGGTCGACGCCGCTGGCGGCGAGACGCCTACCCATGTCGCTCATGTTGGTTTGCTTGCTGCGCGGCACGATCTTCGAGCCTTGAACAGCACCGGTACTGACGAGCGACAGCTCGTAGAGACGATCAAGACCCGAGAGGTTCAGGTGAACACCGTCCTGGCCGATCGCATGGTCATTTGCACAGACGCGATCCCAAAGGTTCGCGGACGTGGCGTCGTCACCCATGTAGTCCCAGCCACACTCGCTGCAGAGCAAGTGTGCGGCCATGAACCCCAGGCTGACTTCATCAATCGTCGAGTTGTCCAACTGCGCGATGAAGTCTGATTTGGTCGGGTCGACGTAAAAGAGAACGCGCAGTTCGGGCGCTGCGTCACCGCCGGCCATCTGTGCCATGAAGGCCTTGCCAACCGGCAACTGACCGCCGTCGTGCATGACCTGCATCGGAGCGCCGCCCGCGTTCATCGCGTCGGAGAGCGCAGTCATCGTGGACTGCTGAATGACGGCCTTCTCGAAGATCGAACCCTTCTTACGAAGGGGGAGCGAGTTAGCGGCAACGGCCTCCCAAACTGGGAGGTTCTGAACATCCACACCGTCGCCGAGGACTTTCGTCATCTGCGAGAGGATCTCGGGTGTCTTTTGAACCTGCTTTGCCACGGCTCGATTTACTCGAAGGGTTACAAGTAATGAACAAGTAACCGAGTAAAGGGGGCCGGTTCAAAGAATTATTTAACTTCTTTTTACTTCGGGTGTTTGATGGGAAGATGGCCCCAGCCGTCGGCCGTGTTGCCATTGCTCAATAGGCATTTGAGCTGGACCATGTACTCGTCGACGGTCGAGGGAGGATTACTAATCGTCACCAGGATCGCCATGTTCTCGACGCCCGAGCCGCCGGTGGTGGTCGATGCGGTCTGGACGACAGGCCCTTCAGTGATGCGGCTGTCCTTGTCTGGGTCCGTGCCCTTCGAAACTTCGATCACACAGATTGGTGAACCGCTTATCGTTACCCCAGATGGGATCTCGTCGACGAAGTCGATGCCGATCGTCTGCGTGTCACCCTCGTCCATCTCGGGGAAGTTTCTCACAAACGGCATGGCTCAACCTTTCTTCTTCGCACGAATGACGTAATGGCGAACCGGTGCACGGAGCACGGTCATGCTGAGGCCTTGGAGCACCTCACCCGTCTGCTGAACGCGAATACGGGCACGGGCCTGGAGACGGAAGATGGTACGAGCTGCAGCGTGCAGAACACCGGTTGCCGTCGTGCGTGCCCGACCACGTACCGTGAATTTGGTGCGTGCATGCAGACTTGTCGTAGCGGAAACACGAGCGCTGCCTTTGGATTTAAGGGCTGTGCGAGCATGAAGAGACGCCACACCTGTTGGGGTTGCCACTCGGCCACGCAGCGTCAAGAGCGTACGGCCGGCGAGCAGAAGCACGCCTTGAGTGGCGAACAAGCGACCTCTCGCCGATACACGAGTTCGTGCAGCAAGGCTCGTCACACCGGCTGCTTTGGCCCGGCCGGATGCCTTAACGTTCGTACGTGCATGAAGAGCGGCAGTGCCGGTTGGGGTCGACGCACGACCACGCAATGTCAGCATCATGCGACCGGTCAGAAGGATCAATCCCTGAGTGCTGAACACCCGGCTATGTGCGGACACCTGAGTACGGGCTGCGAGGCTGGTCGTCCCCTCCACTTTGGCCGCGCCGGGCACCTGGATATTCGTACGAGCATGAAGCGTAGCAGTGCTGGTTGAAGCAGCTCGACCACGGAGCGTCAGCATCGTGCGGCCAGCCAGAAGGATGAGGCCTTGGGTTAGGAAGAACCGACCTTGCGTGGTGATGTTCGAGCGAGCTGCGAGTGACGCAGTTCCAACCGCGTTAACTCGGCTTTTGATTTGGGCCACGGTTCGGCCGGCGAGCGATGCGGAAGCGACCACAGGGGCCTTACCGGTGAGTTTGACACGCGTTATTGCAGTAAGGTCTGCAGTCGCTGCTACCGGTGCACGAGCACGAAGGCCTATCTCGGAACGAGCTGATAGATCCGTAGTCGGAGAGGGCTGCGCTCGGCCAGCTAGTTTAAGTTTGCTTCGAGCTTTAAGCGCGGTGCTCGCGGCTGAAAGAACGCGACCCTGTAATGCAAAGTAAGCTCGCGCAGCGAGGTCAACAGTGGAACCGCCACCACCGCCACCAGCAGGTTTGAAGGAGACAATGGTTGTAGCATCACCAAATGACCATGTGGGGTTACTGGCACTGGCGGTAGTCTGAATGCTGTCCGCCAGCGCAGACCCATACCAACTACCGCTTGAGGCTTGGCTCTGACGAACGGTTGAAAACCCACCGCCACTAATCGTGGGGATACCGGCCGAAGTGGTATTGAGTGCAACGCCCGAAACTAAGAGTTCGTCGTTGGCGGTAGGCGTTACGGACCCCGGCGACGTTGTGGCAGATGAACTCGTGACATCTACGGGTGACGCTGCGCTGCCACTGTATGCAGCGACCGATATTGACGGAAGGCCAAAATTCGCAGTTGCAGTAAACGTGTGCCCACTGCCGACCGTTGGGTTCTGACAGAAGTATACGCGAGAGCGCTCACCTGGGGCACCGGCGGCACTAGCCACCGCCATGGTGTACGTGTTTCCTTTGTTATCCGTGATGGTGGGCGAGACAGCGCCGGAAAACGCGATGACAATAAGATCAGCGCCCGTCGTGTCGATGGCACTCGTGGTAAGGGTGCTAAACGTGCCCGAACCAGCTACACCTATAACGTAGCTAAAGTTCATCGCCCTAGCTCAGGCTGGCAGCGGCCACAACGCTCGTGCTGAAAGGCGCGGCGCTACCAACAAACTTCCACCACGGCAGAGTGCTGTCCGCAAGTGCCAAGAGCGCCGTTTTGTCATCAGCCGTAAGGCCGGTACCCTCATCCGAGACAAGGGCTGTAAGCATGGTCCCGATAGCGGCATAGACCGTATCGTCGGCCGTGCGGAAGACCTGCGCGTTTGGGTTGGCGAGTGTGGACACCAGAGAGATAGCCGCGACCTGCGCCGGCGTTTGTGATCCGCTTTCCACCGCTTGTGCAGTTTTAGCAAAAGCTTGCAACATCGCGGTCTTGCCCTGAAGGCCGAGGTAGCCGATCACGCTAGAGAACGGTACGTCCTGCTTTGGTCCCGCGACGGTCCACGCGTTAAGCTTCACGAGCTTCTGCGCTGCGGTGTCGCCATCGGCGAACGCGTCGCCGGAAGCATCGGTCGGGAGCGCGGTCAGGCTCCATACCGCTTGCAACGCAGTCGTCACGCCGGAAGGCATCGCCACCGCTCCTGTCTGGATCGCGGCAAAAGCTGCGTCGCGTGCGTCAAGCTGCGCGATGATAATCTGCGCATAGGCAGCAATAGCGGCGGCGTCCCAAGTTGAACTCGGCACGACTCGCGTCTGACTTTCGCCCGTATCGGCGTTGGTGAAGTCGAACGTCAACAGGATGTTGACGTTCGACGCGTCCTTCGTCGGCGATGAAATTTGCGCAGCCCAAGGCATCTACTGCTCCTTACGCCGCGAACAGCTTGATGCTGCCGGACGCGAAGCTGGCCGTGACACCGTTCGGGATCGCCTGCGGCGTGATCTTGCGGACCATGCCCGAGCCCACCGAGGTCGTGTTCTCAGCGATGTTGAAGGTGTCGCTCGACAAGCTCGCTACGGTGCCGGTACCAGCCGACATGCCGGTCGCGAGCGTGCCACCGAATTCGGCAGTGACCACGACGCTGTCGCCGTTCGCGAGGTTCGGTGTCGAACCCGACGTGATACCGGGAGCGTTGATGACACCGGGCGAGGCGAGCGTGCAGGTGAAGGGGCACCACGGGTTGTCGCCCAGATAATCCCAAGCGAGACGATTGCCAGCGGTTGACGCGTCGAAGAGCGCCCACGCAACAACGGTGCCCCAATCGGACCCGGCCTGCGCGAACGAGACGGTTGCATTGTTCTGATCGCTCGTCGGGCCGCTGCTCGCCGGGACCGCCATCAAGGTCTCGATCGCGACGCGGGCGTAGCCAGTGCCGCTGACTTCCGTGCCTGCGGAGCCGCTCGCATCGCCAGGAGCCGCCGTGAACAGCGCCAGATAGACGTGGGTCGGAAGGCTCGGCATCGCCGTCTGACCGGAGAGCCACTTGAGAAACGCGGTCGCGGTGTAATCAGTCATGCCGGCCATAGTAAAACACCTCTAGGTTCGAGATGCTCTACTGGTACCCTGCAAGTAACACCTAGTTCAAAGAAGTTTTATACTTAGGAATGATGCACAAATTCTTGTTCGGACCGAGTGTACCAACGTCCGCCAACAACAACGTGGTCTTGCAGCTGGACGTATTCCATCTGACTGCGACGGGTGAGCTTGTCGACGTGGCAGATCATGAAGCCTAAGCCCCAGTTCTCACCCGCACAGTAGGTCGCCGCCCGGCGGTGACCGCAACCGAGCTGGTGCCATTCGTATGCACCGAAGGCCGGCGAGTAGTGGTTGCTCGAATGATGACGATGGTGGTGCCCGTTCCAGCCGGGATACCCCATCCGCTCCCCTTCGGGGAAGTGATGACAAAGGATCGCGTCGTAGGCGATGTAGTAGTTCTTCGCGATTTCCTTTTTCGTGTCGGCGACCGTGAAGGTGCCAAGGTCCGACCGGGAAATGTAGTTGACCTCGAACTCGGTGAGGCCGAGGAGCTTCGGCACTGTCATACCGTGCAGCTCATCGAGCACGACCTTCATCGCCTGAGAGCCCTCGGACATGTGCCGCAGCAGCCGATACTCGTGATTGCCCTCGACGAAGATGATTTCAGCGTTCGGACAGGCCTTGCGGATGTCACGCATGAACTCGTGCACCCAGCGGATGCGGCCGACGACGTCCCACTCCCGGGGGTCGACGGAGAACTTGCCGAACTCGGGCAGATCGAAGATGTCCCCGTTGAGGACGATCTTCTCGGGCTGAACACGCTTCAGTGTGTCGATGAAGACGCGGCGTAGAAACGGGTCGCATTCTTTGTCGTGGATGTCGCTCGCACTGACGATCGTCTGGAAGCGAGACTTGCTAGGGCGTAGGTACTTGTCTTCCCACCCCTTCTTCTGCTCGTTCATCTCGCGGTAGTTGTCGGCGCCGGCGTGCTTGGCCACGTCAAGTTCGAGCCGATGTTGATGGCGAGAGAGCGTGATATCCGCCGAGCGCTTGAATTGCTGGAAGGTTCCGAAGAACCGGTTCCAGGTTGCTTCCGAGATATCGGAATGCACTCGAAAGAAATTGCGAGAGATCACCTGATCGGGATGGGCCTTGGCCATCGCGCGCAGATGCTCAACGCACTGCTCCTTTGTCCAATTAGCGTGAAACTTACGCTCGTTCTCAGAGAGTGGAACTTTCTTCTCACTACTTTTTGGCATTCGCCGGACCCGTCTTATTCGCTTTTGATGTCGCTTGCTTTGCACCCGGGGTCGTCGCACTACGTGCGAGACTGTCACCGCCAGCGCTCGGCGCCGTACCTGCGTTCGCGTCAGGCACACCCGAAGTGGTCTGCGGTTGCATGAAGCCGGTCCCAGAGAGCTGTGGCGTGCCCGGTGGCGGAAGCCTGTTGTACATTTGCAAGTGATACTCTTCGTCGGCGATCAGGCCTTCCGACAGGTCCTGCTTCAGACGCGACGACTTGATCGAGAGCATCGGCTCGAGTTCGGTGGCGGGGCGCAGCTCGGCAGGGAGAAACTTAACCTCGGCGTAGCCCTGAAAACCCTGCAGACGGATGGCGAACGTCATCATATTCGACCAGAGTTCTGCGAGCGGTTTGTTCAACTCGTCGCAGTTCATCGAAAAAACCCGGCTCTCAACCGAAGCCGTGTTCACGCCGCTCTCACCGCGACCAATGATCGTCGCCATGATCTTCAGAGCGGCTTGGTTCTGGCCATTGAGCGTGTTGATGACCGGAGTGATGTCCATCTGGGCACCCGGCGCCTTGTCGTTCACCATACCCATCGTGACGCTGTCAGGGTGGATGAACGCTTGATCAGGCCGCAAATTGGCGACGTTACCCGCGATCTCACTCATGCGGGTGTTTTTCCAGGCTTTCAGCTTCTCCACGTCATTTTTGATGTTTGCTGGTGCGTTTTTAAGCAGGATCTCTTCAACAATCGTCACATCGAGACGAGGGAACCCTGTGATCCGCATGATGCGGTAGAGATCGTTGATGACTTCCTGGCGAGCCGCAATGGTGTTGATCGCCGAAACCAGGTGGCTGTTCGGATAAATGGTCGTCGGATCACGGTGGTAGAACGACGTGAAGAACGAAGGGATGTCCAGCTCAATGATCTGGCCAGCTTGGCGCAGCTCGGGCTTGTATTGGCCGGGTAGCTTTTCCCACCAGAACAGGAACTTGGGGTCCGTCATACGGACATCGTAAGGCGATAGGTTCTTGTCGAAGACCAGCTCGTTCGCAATCGCACCACGCATCAGGACCATGTACCGCTGCTCGGTGCAGATGGTCTCGAGTGAACGGCGTAGTTGGAAACCCTGCGTGTAATCGAACTGCTTCGTCAGCAGCAGGATGATCTGCTGCAGCTGCTGTGTGGCGGTCGGGTCTATCGAGCCGTCCATATTCTTCGCGTACATCACCATCGGTGTGTTCGCGGTCGTCAGATATGCGTTGAACGCGGCCGAGACGTCGGGGTCTTGGGTTGCGAGCAGCTGCATCAGAGTCCGACTGTCGGACGCCTGACGTGTGGCGAAGATGTCTGTGAGATGATCTTGGAACGCCGGTGTCGGAAGGACAGCCGTCGCAGCGGCCGGCGTGAACGTGCCAGTGAGTGACAGGCCACCCTTCTTCTGCGTGCGCGGAAGAACGATCGCCATCACCTTGTTGAGGAGACCGGTGCCAGCCATTAGATGACGGAGCCGCCGTCGATATCACCATCAACGTAGGTGCAGCCGCCGGCGCCGAGAAAGACCGAACCGCCGTCGATCATGCGAGAACCAGCGTTGCCGAGGAAGTGTTGTCGCACGACTTGACGCAGGCTCGTGGTTTCGTAGAGCGAACGGGTTGGTTCACGAAGACCACCGTCGGGCGGATACATGCCACCCTTTTCAGTGCCAGCGCATTTTGGCTTCGAGCCAGCCGTGCCCCCATCGCCAATGAAGCCGTCCTCGGTTTCACGTTTCATCATCCAAATCTCCGGAAGCCGAGGCCTCTTTTACTCGTACCTGAAAGAACATCGGTTGACTGTTTCAAGTCAACCCCAATGATGCTCACCATTTCTCTTACTTCTGCATCACTAAGAAGTTCTAGGACGTCAGGAATTTTCATTGAGAACAAGAGGAAGCCTAAAGCATGGAAGTAATGGTCGTTGCCATTGAGCTTTATCCAGGTGGCAACTGCCGCACGGCGAGCGTCCTGTTGAAAACGCTCCTGCTGTTCATCCCGGACCATGTCACGAAGATGCTCAACAACGATATGTTCATAGTGGCCATAGCCAGCCATCGGTAGTTTGTGGCCCTGAATTCTCTTAGCCACCGCGTCGAGCAGTGCCGTACGATCGGCTTGGAAGTGGATCGTTTCGCCCTGCAGGTTCTTGACTGGGTTGATCTCTTTCGACCCTCGGTACTCTACGGGGAAGACCTTACCCTTTGAGGCCTCGAACACTGCGTTTGCAGTCGGAGTAAACGGAGCACGATCCATCGCCCCCGAAATGAGCCTATGAGAAGCCTCAAACTCGGCGACCCATTTGACGATCTGATCTTTGTCACCCGGTACAGTCTCCATTCGGCAGACAACCGGGCCTTCCGCAGTATCCTTGGCAACAGCAACGTGACAAACGAGACCCGCGTCGATGCCAAGGAAGCAGGGGTCATCCGGCCCAATATCAATCGGCTCAGGATGGACTAGGTTCGCCTTGATGTCCGGAATGCTCAGACGAGAATTGCTGTCGGTGTAAGCCTTACCGAGCACGGTGTTGTACCAGCCGCGCAGGAAGTCCTTCTGTTTATAGTCGAACAACCGTGTGACAATGTAGGGCACATCGAGACGCGATGTGACGAACGGCCGGACGTAGTAGCCCCGCGAGATGTCGGATCGTTCAGCGAAGCGAGGAACCCAACGACGGTTCTCGACGCCGTCGAGATCGAGCGGTGCACCACAGCGCTTGCATTTGATGGTGGCATGCTTGATGTCGAGCTTATCAAGCATCTTGACGTCTATCTGAGACAGATCTTCGATGTGGTCCGGCAGACCAGGGATATCGACGTACTCCAGCGTAAAGTCTGGGATGTTCTCCCAGTAGCGGCAGCTGTGACAGCGACACAGGTACTCGAGCTGATCTGACGAACCGAAGTCCTGATCTATGCCGAAACCGACGTGGGTTGGGGTGCTGAAGCGCTGATTGATACGCCAGCGGCTGTTCTGCATACGTGACAGGAACAGGGCGAGCATGTCCTTGTCGGTGAGGTCGACCTCATCGTTGAAGAGGAAATCGGCGTCAATTGACGTCGCATCACCTTCGGTGGCACCCGTGATATAGAGAAAGGACTGATCGAACTGGATCAGGTCCATGGCCCGCGTCCAATCCTTCGAGCCCTCCGGATTGAATACGTCACTCCCCTCGATAGTTGGCTGAATACGCGTCTTCGAGATGCGCTTAAACATCTTCTCGTTGGGCATCGTGAAGATGCCCTTCGTTCCGTTGTTCCGTGAGAGCATCGCGAGCATCTTACGGATCTGCACTTCGGTCATGCCAACCTGGGAGATTTTGATGACGCTCAGCTTGGGGTGGAGATCGTCGACGATCGCCCGCTGGAACTCATAGCCCTTGAACGAGAACGGACGCTTCATCAGCGTCGTGTTCATCTCAATCCACTGCGCCGTGGTCATGCCTTGGCGGTCGACCGAGTATCGGTTCTCCAGCCGGCCCAGCAGCGCGGAGACGAAGGGGTTGCTCACTTGAAAAACGCAACGGCGAAGAGGACGCCCGCATACAAGGCGAGGACAATCAGCCGGAACGGCATGTCACTGGGCTTGTTTATCCGTGGACGAAGCGGTGGTGGGGTCCAACCTTCGGGGGCTCTCATGCCGCCTCCGCACGAAGCGTTATGACGGGGCGATAGCAGTACTGGTAGGGCATCCCACAGCTCATCCCTCGGTAGACGACGAACCACTTGCCATTACGCAGCTCCCGCCAATGGACGCGGTAACCCCCAGGCGCCTGGGTCGGGAGTGCCAAGAACTCCTCCGAGGAGATTCGTTCCGGAGGGTGCTTTCGCTCAGCACGCATGTCGGACCAGAATGTAGTGCTCATGTACAAGCACTACGCTTTACTTAGATAAAAAGCAAAGAAGCTTAATTCTTCAGTACTGATGAAGTATATTCCCCTGGTACCCAGTTACTACCTCGCTTAAACATGGCTTTATCGCCACATTAACCGCCGGTAGCCCATGTCCGAGTACCCCACCCTGGATCCGAAGAGCCTCACACCGCTCCGGATCATCGCCGCATCCCTCGCTAACGACCCCACCTACCTAGATGCAGAAGATTGCCCGTATTCACCTGAATTACGGGACTTTCTGCGTGTTTTCGGTCAAAAAGCGCCGGAAATCCCCAAAAATGGCCTGTTTTTCGGTGAAAACGCCGATAAATGGGCTGTTTTGGAGCAAGAAGCGACCAAATTGTACGACGAAATGAGCAATTTCGGCGACAAAATCAGCGATGAAGACGTCGCCGAGCGCATGTCTTGGTTCCGAACCAGTGCGGCGCTGCTCGAAAAAGTCGTCTCGATCAACGAGCGAGCCGTTGGGCTGAAGCGTATTCACCAGTTCCAGGAGCTGATCCTGGACATCTTCGCCACTGAACTCGATCCCGATATGCGTACGCGCATCGTGGACCGGCTGCGTGCGTGTATTGAGGAAGGTCCCAATGACTAACATGATTTTCGCTGACAACGCCCCTGAGTATTGGAAGCGCGGCCTGCCAGTCATTCCGCTGAAGCAGAATGACAAGATGCCACTGACAGATGGCTGGCAGTACTACGCCGAGAAGATGCCGTCCCTTGCTGAGCAGGAGTACTGGCTGAAGGCCTATCCGCTCTCGAACATCGGTATCGTACTCGGCCCGCAGTCCGGCCTGTGCATGGTCGACATCGACAGCACCGACGAAGCGATCAAGGACGTCATCATGCAGGTGCTCTCACCCTGCATGAGCCCGTGGCAGCGTATCGGCTCCAAGGGTATGGCCCTCGCCTTCAAGCAGCCGGTCAGCGGCCCGCTGAAAACCTTCCGTATCAAGAAGGCTCATCCCGATCCGAACATGCAAGAGAGCCAGACGATCGTCGAGTTGCTCTCCACGCGGACACAGATCGTGTTGCCGCCATCGATCCATCCGGACACGAAGCGGCCCTACATCGCTAACTGTGAACTGCTCGATATCCTAGACGACCTCCCGCACATCCCGCGTGAGATCGAGAATCTGCTGCGTCAAGCGCTACTGGCGCACGGCGTCGAGCTGAGCCACTCGGGTTGGACCCGAGTCACCGATTACGTGTCGCTCGGCTCCCGCGACAACCAGATGATTAAGGTCGCCGGTCTCTGGGCGCAAGGTGTGACACGCGGCGAGCTGTCCCTCAAGGAAGCCATCGAGCGCATGGCGGCGTGGCATGAGAGCTGTGTCGAGAAGATCGCCGGCGACGAACTGGACATCCAGAAAGGCGTCTCCAGCCTGATCGGGTTCCTCGTTCGTGACGTCCTTGAGCGCAAGAAGACGCTGCCGAAGGGTTGGGACGCCGGTATCGACGATGAGACCAAGAAGAAATACGGGCTCGAGTTCACCATCGAGCACGAAGAGTGGTCGTACGATCAGCTCATTGCCTACATGACGTCCGAGTTCAGTAAGAGTTCAGCTAATACGGACGCCTGGATGGAGACGGCGAGCTACGTGCTCGATCGCATCTCACGGTCGGAATCTCTCGACCCGATGCGGACGGAGCGCCTGCTCCGCTTCATTCACGAGAGTTCGGGTAAGCAACTCACGATGTCGGTCCTCAAGACCCGCGTTCGGGAATCCCGCCAGGGTGAGATCAAGGGTATGGACCACACTGAGATCGCCAAGGCGGTCATCGAAGATGTCAGCTCCTACGGTGAGCTGCGCTTCCACACCGACACGTTCTGGCAATGGAGCGGGTCGCACTGGAGGAAGGTCGATCGCGAAGACCTGATGCGGATCGTTGCCGACAAGTTCGGCAGTCTCCCCGCCGCGAAGAAACGAGGCGATCACACCGGGATCGTATCTACGATGGGTACGTTGTGCACGAAGGAACTGCGCACCGATCCCCGCTGTGGCATCAACTTCGCCAACGGTTACGTGACCGAAGAACTGAGAATTCTGCCACACGACCCGAGCTACGGTTGCACTTACACGATGCCATATCGGTATCTCCCCGAGGAGTCCGACCGGGCAAAGCGCTTCCAGACGTTCCTCGACCGGTGCTGGACGAACGACGAGGCTGGGCCGGACATTGACATCACCGAGAAGAAGATGGCCCTGGAGGAACTGATGGCGGCGACGATGTTCGGCGTCGGCACTCGGTACGCCCGCGTGGCCTTGCTCTACGGGATGGCAGGCACCGGCAAGTCTCAGCTCCTCAACATCGTCGAGGCGTTGATGCCGCCCGAAGTCGTCTCGGCTCTCAAGCCGGAAATGTGGGGTGACAAGTTCGGACCCTCGGCGCTCGTCGGCAAGCTGCTCAACATCGCGGGTGAGCTGTCGGAGAAAGACAAGATAGCCGGTGATAGCTTCAAGCAGATCGTCGATGGATCGAGCATCGAAGCCCAGCGCAAGAACGGACCCCTCTTCCACTTCCGGCCGCAGTCGATGCATTGGTTTGCATCGAACCATCTACCGAAGTCGGCTGATACCAGTGCTGGCTTCAACCGTCGCTGGTTGATCATCGGCTTCTGGAACAAGATCAGCCGTGAAGAGCGCATCGCCGATCTGGCCAATCAGATCGTGGCCGAGGAGCGGGAACAGATTGCGGCGTGGGCGGTGCGGGGTATCACACGGCTTCTGAAAAACAACGACTACACGCTGCCGAAGAGCCATGAGGAACACCTTCAGGACGTGGCGCACAACAATGACAGCGTTCGGTATTGGGTGGAGGCCAGTGCGGCAGTGCGCGTCGACCCTTTCGGCCGGGAGGCGGCTCAAACTGGGTCGAAGAGTTCTCCCCCCACCTCCGAAACCCAATTGTACGAAGCCTACTCCGGTTTCTCACTCAATCAGGGGGTTGCAAGGCCTGTTACATTGAGGACATTTCAAATGAGAATGAAAGAGATCGCCGAAGAAAAGGGACTCAAGAAAGTTATGATACCGCTCGGGCGAGGAATGGAGGAGAGCGGATGGAAGAACATCACACTTGTCCGCTAGGCGGTGTGGTGAGCTTCTGGAAAGATGAGTGGGCGCCGCTCTATGAGTGGCTAAGTTTGGCGGTGCAGAATTCAGAGACGGAGATTGATGGCTAGTCAAGCCCACCATAGTTCTCGGGGATGTCCTGCAGCTCGTGCACGCCCCTGACCTCATGACCGCCACTGTCGTTGAGGAACTCGAGCTTGCCGTTCTTCAGCCAGTGGTGGCACAGGGTGAACTCGGGATGCGCCGTGCCTCGCGTGTCCGTCCAGGCTGGCTTGAACTGACGTACGCTAGGCAGCAGCGTCTGCGTAGCAGGGATCCAGCTCCAGCCGCGTGAGCCGTCGATCGGCACGGTATGGGCGTGGTTGCAGCCCTGGCACCAGTAGGCGAGGACTTTGCCCTCTCGGATTATTTTGAGCTTCATTGGAACACCACCAGTGTTAGGGCCATTAGTGCGATGGCTGCAGCCCACCCAACGATGATTGCGGCGAGCTGATCGTTGCTGATGTGGGAGCGGGACCTACGATAGGGCAACGCCAGTCTCCCGATCGAGTTTGGTGAAGATCCGTTCCCACTTGGGCTTCAGGTTCAGCGCGGCGTACAGAACCTTGAGGGCGTGGCCGTGTGAGATGCTGGGCTTCTTGCACATGCCCATCATCCAGAGTTGATCGCCACGCTTCTCGACCGTCAGCGCCCAATCGTACGGGTGCCGATAGTCATAGATGTCTCCATCCTCGGGCTCGTCGGGGTGAATGCGGATGATGCCATCCTTTTCACAGAGCCATTGAATGGAGGCTTTCATCGTGCATGCTTTCCCCCAAAGGCCCCCGACTTCATGCCACGCGGCTTCGACGTGCTACCGGGACGCCGCTTGGGCGTCCGGCGCACGAAGACTTTGGTGGCTGGCTTACTGGCCATCGGGGGCTGGCGCACCCTGCGCAGGACAGTTGGCCGGGTCCGGGCACGGGTACACGTTGCCGTCGTCGGCCTGATAGCTCGGGGGCGACGGGAGCACTTGATGGACGTCGGTGCCGCTACACGCCGCTAGGGCCAGAAGCAGGAGGGCGGGGAAAAGGAGCTTCATGGTTGGGTCCTTGGGTTTGAAAGGCGGGCCGGCAACCCGTAGGTGCCGGCCCCTTCAATGTCCGTGAGGGGGTTTGATTAATCAGTGACCACGGTCCTCTCGGCTCACCAGGAGTTGTTACTGCCCCGCAGGTTGTCGTTACTATGAATTACTTATAAGTATTATGAAGTTTCCGAATTTCTGAAAATTTTTTCGGGCTGAATTTGGCATCCTCGCGGGGCCGACCACCCGCTAAGTCATTGAAAAACATGGTATCCTTCCTGTTTCCCACTCAGAAAATTCCCCAACATCCCTCCCCCAGCCGGGTTACTCTGACTTGTGAACGGGGCGTGCGCCCCACCGGAACGGGCGGTTTCCCGTGACAGGAGAACTACGGCCTTCATTCACCCGCGCTAGGCGCACCACGCTACAGGTGTGTCTTAGGTAAAGCGCAGGCTTAGTTCTGAATTAAGGCTTTAGTTTTCCACACTGAAACGGAGTTTAACGCTATGACTTCCAAGGTTATTTCCTCAATGACGGACGCCAGCATGGTTTCCCATGCTGCCATGCTCGCCGCGAGCGGCAACACGTCTTCCATGCGCGGCGTTCTGATTGGTTCAGTCTTAGTTCGGATTAAGCCTGACGAAAGCAAAGCAGTTCGCGGGTTGCTCGAAACGGGTTTCGCCCAAGCCTTGGCCGGGCAGGGTAACAAGGTGTTGGATAGGCACTTTGCCACGGCAAAGAATTACGCCTCGCGGTGTTTCGCCGCTGCAAAGGAAGATAATTGGAAAGCGGCTGGGCTGGGTGCGATCGACACCAACGCGGAACTTGATACCGTTATTGATGCCATGTTCCCCTTGTTTCAAACCTATTGGGGAACGATTGCCGCGATCAAGGCGGCGGGTCGGGATAGCAAGCCCAAGGAGCGCGCCAAGGGTGGTGAGGGTGACAAGGGTGACAAGGGTGACAAGGGTGGTGAGGGTGGTGAGGGTGGCGAAGCCCAGGCGAGTGCAACCCTGTTGGAAATTGTCGAGCACCTAGTCGGGCGCTTGTCAGAGCGCCTGCCCGATGAAGGCGCCAATTACGCCTTGGACGCGGCGACCCTGGCCTATATGCGCGACGCGCTGAACACGGAACTTGCCAAGCGGCAGGCGGAGGTTGCGGAGCAACTTGACAAAGCGGCCTAACCCGCCCTGGCGCAGAGCCTGCCGCGCGTCCCCCCACGTGCGGCAGGCCCTGGCCGGCCGACTCGGCCCTGGCTCTGCGCCGGGGCCGGGTTTGGCTTCGCGTCTGCATTTGATAGACGCGAAGCCAAACCGGACTGTTCTTAATCCGCGATTAAGGATGATTTTCAGATGATCTATGAGATCAACCAGGGTTATTCTCAGGCCGTTGCACGCCACACGAGCGATACGATTGTATCGCAACAGGTGCAATGGGATGAACGTATTCAATCACTGGTTGTGGAAGATCGAAACGCGGACCTTAATCGGATTAAGTTAACCCGATCGGGTGATACCGACCTGGAGCAGCGCGGTGGAAACTACATGGATTTTTGTGTGAAATCCGACCAGCGGGTGCGACCGGTCCCGTGTCACGCGCAGCTCCGGGTCCAACTTGAAGAAAAGTTCAAAACGAGAACAAATCAGCAAGCTTTGCCAGGAATAGCTGGTGAAGTAGAGACCTTAATCTCTGCTGTGGTTTTACATCGAACCAACAAGAAGATGGTAGTGAATTCTTTTGAATTTATTTACCTCTGTCTTGAATTAGCTCAGTCTCGGAAAGGATTGATGCTGAGTAATACCATTGATGGTTGTGGTAAGACCACTTCGGCAAAGTTCCGATTTGAGGATAATTCGGAGCTGAGAGTCGATCAGTATGGAATTCGGTAATACCATGGTTGGTTGTGACCAGTGGTTCGATGGTGTTCTTCAGTACTGAAGAATTATCTATTATCTTTAGTTGTAAAGTAGGGTTAAAACGAGAACAGAACATTACTATACTCTCACTTTCTTCATTAATAAAACTTTTGAAAAGTCCTTTAGAAAAAAATGGGGGGATACCTTTAGTC